CGAAGACCTGCATCTAACTCTGTACTTCCTGGGGGACGCCGAGGCATGGACACCAGAACAGCGTGCTGGGCTTGTAAAGAAGGTCCGCCTGACTGTTGTCGATGTGGTCTCCTCAGCTCTGGACAACGAGGCGATCATCAAGGCGAAGGCGTTCGGCGCGAACCTGTGGAACCCGGACGCCGGTGATGATGCCGCCTGGGTCCTGGCGATCGGCGACACCAACGAGATTCCCTGGGTTCACGACATCATGGGCGACGTCCTCAATGAGGTCGATACCCCGCCGATTCCGCCTCAGCACGTCCCACACGCACAACATGTAACACTTGCCTACGGACGCGATACGGTCTCGATGGACGATATGGTGTCCAAAATCGGGCCTATCACGTTCGATCGAATTGCCGTCGCCTTCAATGGCGAAGTCGTTGAGATCCCGTTGAGCGTCAGTTGAGCCGTTGACATCGTTGGTGCACCATGCAAGGAGCGGCTATGCTCGCCGACGGCCTGTACACCGAAACCGTTCCGGACGGGTCCGATGAGATCGTCTCGGCCATCACGGCTGCCGGGGACGACGCTCTGCTCTACCCGCCTCGAGAGCGGTTCCAGAACCCGAATCTCAAGGGCAAGACCCCTATCGCCGTCACCTCCGACGGCCGGGTCTACGGCCATATCGCGCCGTGGGATGCGGTGCACACTGGCATGCCGGGCGTGCGACCGCCACGCAGCGTGAGCAACTACGCGTTCTTCCGTACCGGCGTCGTAGTCACCAAGGAAGGCGACGAAGTGCCGGTCGGCCAGGTCACACTCGCCGGCGGGCACTGCAACGATCTGACCGCCTCAGCAGGGGATGCTGTCAAGCACTACGACGACACCGCCTCGGCAGTGGCCGACGTCAATGTCGGTGAAGACGCTCATGGCATCTGGATTGCCGGATCGCTTCGACCCGGCGTCACACCAGAGCAGATCCGCGCGTTGCGCGCGAGCGCCCCGTCCGGCGACTGGCGACCGATCAACGGCTCGCACGAGCTGGTGGCGATCTGCCAGGTCAACCACCCTGGTTTCCCGGTAGCTCGAACCCTGGTAGCCGCCGGGCAGATGCAGGCCATCATCGCCGCCGGCGCGGCCGCCATGTACGAATTGCGGCAGTCCGAGGCCATCGCCGCGGCGATCGCGGACATGGACAGTCGGATCACCAAGATCGAGGACCAGATCGCCGGCAAGCCTGCGGCCGAGGAGCCTGTTCCGGTCGAGTCGGTCCTTTCGTCTATCGCGGGAACACAGCCCGGAATCGTTTTCAACGTTCACGCCGCACCCAACTCCAACGAGTGAAAAACCGCGGCAGGTTGCACAAAGTTCATCGATCATGCGAGAGTAGGCGCGAGCGATCGATTCGACGCATCGCGTCGTCGGTACCTCCGTGTGGTCACATCTGATGCAGACACGGAGGTTTGCCGTGATCGAGACGATCAAGCAGGGGTTGGACACTCTCGACACCCTGACTGCAGAACAGGTCGACGCTCATATCGCTTCGGCGATGACCGCGTTCCGAGAGGCTGACGCGGCCGGGAATGCTGCCGAGATGCAGGAGTGCCTGGCCGCAACGCAGACGTTCACCGCTCGCAGGGAGGCGTTGAAGGCTTCCGCGAACGGCAATGGGGACGAACCTGCTGCCGAGCCCGCTCCGGCCGAAGAGGCGCCGCCCACGGAAGCTCCGGCTGCCGATGCGACGACTGCCAGTACGGACGAGCCCGCTCCCGAGCCCGAGCCGACACCCACGACTGACGAGCCTGCAACTGACGACTCGTCCGCCCCGGCCGAGGGCACTACGGCTTCGGCCGACACATCGGAGCCACCCGAAGCGGATCCCGCCCCGGCGGGCGCGGAGGCACAGGCTGAGAACACCACCAGCAGTGAGGAGACGACGGTGACCGCTTCCGCTTCCGTCGACACAGCCATCGAAGTCCCCGAGGACAACAAGCCCGTCGCCACTACGCAGGGCATGCCGACCACGATTCTGGCCGGCATGGACGTTCAGGGCACCTCGGCCGGCTCGCCATTCAAGACCGCTGAGGACGTCGGCAAGGCGTTCGCTCAGCGGATTCGCGCTATCAAGCGCGCCGCGGGCGGCGACGGTGAGAAGCACACAGTCGCCACCGTCATGGCGTCGTACCCCGAGGACCGGATCCTCGACGGCGACTTCCAGGGCAACGCCAAGAAGATCAACGCCGTGCTTCAGCAGGCGATGGTCGCTTCTGGCGGCTACTGCGCTCCGCTTCCGGTGCGGTACGACATCTTCGGTGTCGGCGTCACCGACCGGCCGGTCCGCGACTCGCTGCTGATGTTCAACGCTTCGCGCGGTGGTGTCCGGTTCGTCACGCCTCCGGTGCTCACCGATCTCGAGGACGCCGTCGGGCTGTGGACCTCCACCATCGACGCCAGCCCCGGAACGGCCGTCAAGGCCGAGCTGAAGGTCACGTGTGCGGCCGAGGTGGACGCCGAGTCCGACGCGGTGACCCTGCAGCTCGAGTTCGGCAACTTCATGACTCGGGCCTACCCGGAGCTGGTGAACCGGAACAACGAGCTGGGTCTGATCCAGCACGCCCGGTTCGCCGAGCTGGAACTACTGTCCAAGATGACCGCGCTGTCGACGCAGGTGACTTCGGCCGCCAAGCTCGGTGTCGGCCGGGACTTCCTCAACGCGATCGCACGAGGCGCCGCGGCCTATCGTTCCCGGCACCGGATGCGTCGGACCACGCCGCTTCGAGTCATCGCTCCCGAGTGGGTGCAAGACGCGATGCGGACCGACTTCTCGCAGCAGTTGCCCGGTGACGACGCTGTCGCGTACGCCGACGCGCGGATCGAGGCATTCCTGGCTGCGCAGAACGTGCGGGTGTCGTGGCACCTGGACGGCCCGTTCGCCGCTCAGGCCGGCAGTGCTCCGCTGGTCGAGTTCCCATCCACATTCACCTGGCACCTGTTCGCCGAGGGCTCGTTCCTGTTCCTCGACGGCGGCACGCTGGACATCGGTGTGGTCCGGGACTCGGCGCTGGTCTCGACCAACGACTACAAGGTCTTCATGGAGACCTTCGAGGGTGTCGCGATGATCGGTGTCGAGGCTCTCTCCGTCGTTCAGGAGAGCGAGATCGAGGGCGCCACGGTCGGCACCATCGCTCCGACTGGCTCGTAAGCAGTTCGAGCTGTTGAGTCGTTGGACAAAGGACACGTGAGGAGGGGACCATGCCAGGTGCAGCGAGTCTGTTAGGCAAGGAGGTTCCCTCCATCACGGTGACCAATGTCGCCACCGACGGAGGGCCGTTGCACGGCCTCGGGCTACCGTTCAACGCGTTCGCCTGTGGCCGGGAGTTCTTCTTCGCTGAGATCTGCCCGGAGATTCCGCCGGAAGGGGACATCGAAGAGTCGGCATTCGGTTATCTGGCGCTGCCGTTCGGCATCGCGGCCCGTCAGAAGCTCCCAGTTCGATGCGAGCCGGGAGACGGAGCCCGTGAGCTGATCTCGGCATTCGACCGGGCGACCGAGTGGCTGTTCGGTCACGTGCTCTGGTTCGGCGATGACAACTGGGCCGATGGCTCAGGTGGAGACCAGTTCAACCGGCTCTTCCTGACATCGGGTGCTGTTGCCACGTCGGCGTTGGATCCAGACCCCAAGATCGCTGTCGCCGAGCTACTGTTCGACGCGTTCGAAGCTCATCCGGACCTGGATCCCGTTCTGCATCTGGGAATGGGGGCTGCGGTACGGATCGGCATGGAGGCGATGGACATCCTCAATGTTCCGTACGTCGTCAATCCGGCCTATCCGATCGACGGCATCGCGGTCACCGGGCCGATCCAGATCTACATCGGCTCCGTCCAGGATCTGACCCACGAGCAGTGGACGGTGAACCGTCGGTACGCCGAGGGGACCCAGATGGGGCTCATTCAATTCGACCCGTGCCTGGCTCGTCTAGGTGTCATCGGATCATGATCGGAGTTTGATATGGCTGCAAGTCCCGCCAGTGTCAGCGGACTGGCCCTTCGCGTGTCCAAGCTGGCCGTCTCGGGTGCACCGCTGCCAGGCGCAGAGTCGGCGTACGTCACTTCACGGTTCATGACTTTGGGGTTCACTCCGGAGTACACCGAGGGTGACGAAGTCGAAGAGAAAGCCGCAGACGGCAGTGTCTGCGTCTACTTCAAGTTGCCCGACGTGCTCAAGCGAGTCACCTTCACCCTGCAGATCTGCGCACCGTCGCCGGAACTCTCCGAGATCCTGGCCGGCGGCACGTTGCTGGAGGACGGCGGCAACGTGATGGGCTACCAGGGCCCGGTGGCCGGCGAGGAGGCCACTCCGTTCGGTGTGTCGATGGAGGTCTGGTCGCGCGCCGTCGAGGACGGTCGGCTCGCCAGCCCGAACCCATACTGGTGGTGGGTCTTCCCATACACCCAGATGCGGTTCGCCGGCGAGCGCGTGCTGGAGAACGGCATGCTCGCCAACACCTTCGAGGGCTTCGGTGTCGGCAACACCGACTGGGGCGACGGTCCCGGCGATGACTGGCCGTACACCTCGGCCAGCCCGTTCCAGTACGCCCGCACCGATACCTTCCCAGCAGGCCTAGAGGACTACGTCATCGTCGGATCGTAAGCGTCGACATGACTGAACGACCTTGCTGCTCTACGCTGTAGGCAGCAAGGTCGTTCGGCATTGAGGGAGGCGTCTGGTGCCAGTCAATCCGGGGAACTCTCTCGTTGTCGCCAATCGGGTGATGTACGAGCTGCTCGGTCGCCGGTGGGTATGGCCCCCGATTCGAGCCGTCGAGGAGTACGAGACCAGAGTTCGGAGTATCCATCTCCGCGGTCGGCCGGTCATCACGATCGACAGTGTCATCGTTCGAGGTGAGGAGATTCTCGACTATGAACTGAAGAACGGGACCATTCTGGAGTTGCCCCGACAGTGCGGCAACCTGCTCTGGGCCTCGAGCGGATGGATCTGGACCGGCGTCGATCCGATCAGCACACTGCTCGACCCACTCGACCCGGCGTGCGGACGCAAGGTGGTCGTCGATTACACCTATGGTGCCGAGGCGCCCGAACAGGTCAAGAACGCCATCGACATCCTTGCTGAGGAGATCGATAACTTCTACGACAACACCGATGTCTGTCGGCTACCGTCGCGGGTGAAGGAGATCTCCAGCCGCGGCATCGATATGACCCTGATCGACCCTTTGGACTTCCTCGATGACGGTCGGACCGGCATCCCCGAGGTCGATTTCGCGTTGAGTGTCTTCAATCCGTCCAAAGCCAAGAAGAGGGCTCGGGTATATTCGTACGACTATCGGCCGGGCCGTCGTCAGGCACGACAAGGAAGTTGATCGATCATGTCTCACAACCCGTACGCTCCGTCCGCCCCCGCGCGACTGAAGGTCCAGGCAAGCCCTTCTACCACTCCCGTTCAGGATGAGCCGAAGGTCGAGCCAGAGTCGGCACCTCCTGTCGTGCTCGAGCAGGATGCCCCTCCCGTCGAGGAGAT